AACAGGAGACACCAGAATATTGTCTCTGTGGTGAGCTGTTATATAAATGTGATGATGCCTATGCACATATCACTGGAGGTGCGTGATGAAACACACCTATAGGAGAGCCTGTGGCTTCGTGTGTGACACGCTTAATGGTAAGTAGGTATGCTACCCTTACTTATAACTAACCCTATGCTTAGAGAGGCTTAAAATGGAGATAATATTTTTAATAATTTATACAGGTTTGATGCTAAAACTTTTTCATTACATGGGTTCGTAACCCTAAATGTCACACGATTTGACTTTTGATTTTATTTATGATATAATCTTATACATATTATAACATTAATCAAATTAATAATTAATTATATTAAATATTTATATTAATATTTTACAAACTTTATAAAACTTTATAAGAGGAGAACAAAATGATAGACATAATATTTGTATTAGCTGGAGGAGTTGCATTGTTTACATCTTTCTTTGTGTACACAGAGTTAGTATCCAAAGGGAAGATTAAACCACACATACCACCACGCTATATGAGTAGGGATACCACACAACGAGGAAACTTTTGGGATGCAGAGACTAAGAAGTTTTACAAGTGGCATCAGATAGAAGAGTTAAAAAAGATTAGGGAGGTTAAGAATGACAGAGCATAATGATTTAATCCTAAGTGCTAGAGAGAGGTTAGGTGAGGAAGCACTTGATACGCTTCCAACTTCTCTGTACTTACATAAAAATAAAGAGGACAACTACTTCCAAGTAACCTATGCTAGTGGTCGTTCGGTTAAGCAACACGTTGACAAGCGTAAAAAAGATGAGGTAACTTATGCATGAATCAATATTAGATTTTTTAATGGGCGTACTGGGAGGTTTCTTTGTGATAGCACTTACATTGATAATCTCACAGGATGTAACAGAACACAGGGGTAAAGCTTACGAGGTGTGTAGAGATAAATTATTTACAGCATACCCACAAGAAGTAGATTACAAAGAGTGGAGGGGGTGTCTCAATGGCTAAGACTAAGACAACATCGGGACATGTCTCAGCCACAAAAGGTAGAGGTAAGAAGACAAGTCAAGGTGGAGGTAACGTTAGCACCTCAACTATGAACAAGAACAAGAGAGTTAACTTAAAAAAATATAGAGGGCAAGGTAAATGAAAGAGAAAATGATAACAATTAAAGTTCCTGACTACAGGGTCAGATGGATTAAAGATGATTTTAAAAATGCCAAGCAAGGTGTTCAAAGTTTGTTTGAGTATGGTAGTATTGATATCAAAGAAGCACATGCTCTTGCTGATATAGTTCGTAATGTAGATATGATTTTTAAAATCGAGGAAGATAATTAAAATAATACTTTACAAATTGTATAACCTATGGTATAATACACGCTTATGTATTTAGAAGAACAGAAACAATATCGAACTCGAGAACTTACAAAGTCTGAGTACTTAAAATTTGTAATGTACTTAGAGACCAATGATCTTCGAGTCCCTTATGAAATGGATTGGTCGAACGATAGTTACACCATAACTTTGTTCGAACCATCAGCAACATTTTGGGATGAGGTAATGCCTCACCTCCAAGATAAAAGTTAATGTGCTATAGGATAGCCCTCAATAAAACCTTCCTTTAGACTATAGTATCCAACAACAGGTTGGACAAGTTGCCGGTCTTGCATCTACCGGCACTTCAAATTAATTCAAATAAACTATTTACTTTACAACTAAAGTGTGTTATAATGTGCACACTTAATACAACCAATGGAGGAAATTATATGTATGAGTATGTAAAAGGTAAGGCAATGTGGGCAAACATCACATCGCCAAACACGAGGTTCCAACCTCACAAGTATGGGTTAACTGTGTTAACAGACCCAGACACTGCGTCTAAACTCGAAGGCTTGGGTCTTAACCAAGTTAGAGATAGAGCAGGTCAACCTAAGTATGATGAACCGGCATTTACTTTTAGTAAACGTGCGGCTAAGAACGATGGTGCCGCTAACCCTGCACCTAAGTTAGTAGACACGGACGGTAATCCGATGGATGTTAGTGTTGGTAATGGGTCAGAGGTGACTGTTAAAATCAAACCTTACAAGAATGACTATGGTCAATTCGCTGAGTTGATGGCAGTAAAGGTAGAAACTTTAGTTGAGTACACCGAAAGTGATACTGATAACGAGGAGTTTTAATTATGATTATTACTATTAAGAATGCTGATGGAGAAACTAACTTCGACATCGACAACATCAGTGACGATCAAGTAAAGCAAGAAGCAACTGTTATCGTACAGAAAGTTGGTAACTTACAAGTTACTATAGAAGCTTTAGACTTTGCAAGTCGTACCCATCGAGCTAACTTGGAAGAGTTGCTTAAGGATAGAGACGAAGCTATCTTTGTACCGCCTGAACCAACTGAACAAGTCGAGGTAGTAATAGAAACAGACGACAACGAATAACAATTAGTGAGGGCTAACATGAACGAGAAAAGCTGGGATAAGTTGAAACAACCATGCCCACTTTGTCCAAGCAGTGATGCTGTAGGAATCAACGAAGATGGTTCGGCAAAGTGTTTTAGTTGTGGAGAATTTATGCCTAATTATGAACAAACATGTGGAGGAAAGACTATGACACAATCTCAACCAACAGAATTTAAACAACCTGATAGTGTAGCGGAGGGTAAGTTCCTTCCGTTAACAGACCGTAAGATATCTCAAGCTACGGCACAGAAGTATGGCGTTAAGGCTGTCCAGAATTTACAGGGTGAAGTAATCAAACACTTATACCCTTACTATAATGGACATGAACTTGCCGCTACCAAGTGTCGTAACTCAGTAACCAAAGACTTCTATGTTAATGGTTCCTACAACGATACAGGTTTGTTCGGTCAGCAGTTGTTTAAGAGTGGCAAGTATGTCACAATCACAGAGGGCGAGTGTGATGCAATGGCGGCTTACGAACTACTAGGTAGTAAGTGGGCTGTCGTATCCATCAAGCGTGGTGCACAAGGTGCAGTGCGTGATATCAAAGAGAGCTTAGAATTCTTTGATGACTTTGAAAATGTTATCGTTGCTTTTGATAACGACAAGGCAGGTAAAGATGCAGCTGTTAAAGTTGCAAGACTTTTCAAGCCGGGCAAAGCTAGGATACTCACACTCCCCAATGGATTCAAAGACCCTAACGATATGCTTCGTGACAATAAGCACAAGGATTTCGTTGAGGCATGGTGGGCTTCTAAAGTTTATACACCTTCTGGTGTTATTAATGTTACGGAACAACGTGAGAAGTTTCACAACCGAGAGAAGAAACCAAGCATCCCCTATCCTTATGAAGGACTAAACAAAAAGCTGTATGGCTTAAGACAGGGAGAGCTTGTAACTTTGACAGGTGGTACAGGTCTTGGTAAGTCTAGTGTGACTAGAGAAATAGAACACTGGCTTGTTAAAAAGACCACAGATAATGTAGGTATCATTGCACTGGAAGAAGACTGGAGACGTACCATTGATGGTATACTTTCCATCGAAGCTAATGCAAGATTATACATTGACCAAGAACGTGAGAAGTTTTCTAAAGAAGAACTTGATAAGATGTTCGACATGTTGTATGACGGTGATAATAAAAACAGAGTATGGGTTCACTCACACTTTGGCACCAATGACATTGATGATATCTTTACCAAGCTCCGCTTTATGATTATCGGATGTGACTGCAAGTGGGTAGTGGTTGATCACTTACACATGTTAGTCAGTGCTGTTCACGAGGGTGACGAGAGACGAGCCATTGATACTATTATGACTAGGCTTAGAAGTTTAGTAGAAGAGACCGGAGCAGGAATTATCTTAGTATCTCACTTAAGACGTGTCGATGGTAACAAAGGACATGAAAATGGAATCGAAGTTAGTCTCTCTCACCTACGTGGCTCTAACAGTATCGGGCAACTATCTGATTGTGTGATTGCTTTAGAAAGGAATCAACAGGCTGATGACCCCGATGAAGCTAGGACTACAAGACTTCGTGTACTTAAATCAAGGTACACAGGTGACGTAGGTCTGGCGGCTAGAGTTATCTATGATGCAGAGACAGGAAGATTAACAGAACTAACAGACGAAGACATTACGTTTGACAACGCAGGAGACGAGGCATTTTAATATGGATTTAGTATTTGATATAGAGACCGATGACTTACATGCCACTAAGGTATGGTGCATCGTAGCTCAGAACCCTGACTCAGGCGAGATATTTAAATTCCCTCCTCATAAATTAGAGGAAGGGTATCAGTTTCTCACCACAGCAGACAGACTTATAGGTCACAACATCATAGGCTTTGACATTCCTTTAGTGGAAAAGTTTGGTGGTGTTGATCTTAGTAACAAAGAAGTTATAGATACTCTTGTGTTATCTAGGTTGTTCAATCCAACACGAGATGGTGGACACAGCTTAGAAACTTGGGGCTATAGATTAGGTCTAGCTAAGATTGAGTTTGAAGATTATTTAAACTATTCTCCACAGATGCTAGAGTATTGTGTGCGTGATGTGCAAGTTAACACACTTGTATACAAAGCATTACGTGACGAGTCGAAAGGTTTTAGCAAAGACTCTATAGACTTAGAACAATCAGTGTCTAAGATCATCAAGCAACAAGAAGTTGATGGATTTAAATTTGATATCCAAGCTTCTGGTATTTTACTTGCTGAACTTAGAGAAAAGAAACAACTCATTGAGGATGAAGTGCATAACACTTTTAAACCTAAGTGGGTAGATGATAAGTTGGTAACACCTTACATCAAGAAAGATGGTAACTTATCCAAGCGTGGTATGACCGATGATGAATATCAACGCTGTTTAGATACTAATAATTTTAATCCGTTTATGCGTAAGACCCTACAAGAGTTTAATTTAGGCAGTCGTAAACAGATTGGCGAGTATCTCATTGACTTTGGATGGAAGCCGGATAGGTTCACACCTACAGGTCAACCCATTGTTGATGAGAAAACTCTGTCAGAAATCACACACATACATGAAGCCAAACTAATAGCAGACTTTCTTTTACTACAGAAACGTATTGCTCAAGTTGATTCGTGGGTTGATGCAGTTAAAGAAGACGGCAGAGTACATGGCTTTGTAATACCTAACGGTACAATCACAGGCAGGATGGCACATAGAAATCCTAACATGGCACAGGTTCCTTCTATTCACAGCCCATATGGTAAAGAATGTAGAGCGTGTTGGATTGTAGATGAAGGCAATGTTTTACTAGGTGTTGATGCTAGTGGCTTAGAGCTACGCATGTTAGCACATTATATGAACGATGAAAACTATATCAAGGAGATATTAGATGGAGATATACACACAGCTAATCAAAACGCTGCAAAACTTAAATCTAGAAATCAGGCAAAAACATTCATCTACGCCCTCATGTACGGAGCGGGAGATGAAAAGCTTGGTAAAGTGGTCGAAGGAAATACGGCAGACGGTAAACGAGCTCGAGAATATTTCTTCGATAATAACCCTGCATTTAAATCTCTTAGAGATAAAGTTGGAAGAGCGGCACACAAGAAGTTCCTTAAAGGATTAGACGGTAGGAAGCTTTACATTAGAAACAACCATGCAGCATTGAACACTTTGCTTCAAGGTGCAGGTGCTATTGTAATGAAGAAAGCTTTATGTATTTTAGAAAGCAGATTAAAGCTTAGTGGTACACCACATAAGTTTGTAGCTAACATTCACGATGAGTGGCAGATAGAAGTATCAGAGTGTAGAGCAAAAAAAGTAGGTGAACTTGCAGTAGACAGTATTAAAGAAGCAGGTGAACATTTTAATCTACGATGTCCTATGGATGGTGAATACAAAGTAGGGAGGAACTGGAGTGAAACTCACTAAACAATTAACTTTGTTTTTAGAAGAACCTTCTATTAAAAGAAATACAGATAATCTTAAATTATGTACAACCTGTAATCACTACAAAGAACTGAACATGTTTCGTCCACGTGAATACGGTGCAGGTAATTCTTTAAGAACTGAATGTGCGAAATGTAAGAACCATAAAATAAAGCTTGTAAGTTTTTTAAAATCTGAGAACCCAAAACCAGATACTAAAAATTATAAATGTCCATGCTGTAAAAAAACAGAAATTGAGTTAAAAGAAAACGGACAGTTTGCAGACAGAACAGTTTGGGTACTAGACCATAATCATATTACAGATAAATTCAGAGGATAGATTTGTAATAATTGTAACAATGGTCTTGGTAGATTTAAAAATGATATAAATATTTTACAGAACGTTATAGAGTACTTAAAAAACAATGATAAATAAACAACAAGAACTAAAGATGAATTATACTAAACCAAACGACAGTAGTAGAAAAGGAGACCTAGCTGAGTACTATGCAGTCACATGGCTATGGGATAATGGCTATGAAGTTTTTAGAAACACAGGCTGTACTGGACCAATAGATATGATAGCAATGAAAGATGGTGAAACTACTTTTGTTGATGTTAAAACAGCACAGCCACAACAACATAAAAAAACTGGTAACAAAGTAACTAAATGCCAAAGTAGAAATGAAGAACAAAAAAGATTAGGTGTTCAGCTACTACAATTCAATCCTGTTACTAGACAATTAGCATGGATAAATCACAGACAGAGAACATAATATGACTAAATCTAAAAAAACCCTTGACACATTGGTCGAAGATATCTATAATAAGATAGGTGTACTTGCTGATGGTGAGCACATTGACCTAGACCCAGAGACTATCGACCAGTTCGGTGAGTCAATGAAAGAGATTCTTTACAAGTGGTCACACCCTGAACCAAGAGGTGCTGCTACTTTACGGATGTCTAACATAGGCAGAAAATCTAGACAGCTCTGGTACGATATGAAGACAGAAGGTACCCCTGAACGAATGCCTCCTTCCTTATTCATTAAGTTTTTATACGGACATTTACTTGAAGAGATTGTTATCTTTTTAATTAAACTATCTGGTCACACAGTAACAGATGAACAGAAAGAAATCAAAGTCTCTGGCATCAAAGGACACATGGACTGTGTCATTGACGGTGAGGTTGTAGATATTAAGACAGCTTCCGGTTATGCCTTTAAGAAATTTAGAGACGGTACTCTAGCAGAGAACGATATGTTTGGTTACATGGCACAGTTAGCTGGGTACGAAGAAGCACAGGGTACAAGTAACGGTGGCTTCCTAGCTCTTAACAAAGAGTCTGGAGAGTTAGCTTTGTATAGACCTGATAACTTTGATAAGCCTAACATCAAGAATAAGATTACTAATATTAAAAAGGCTGTGAAGTTAGCTACTCCACCTGATAGATGTTACAGTCCAATTCCAGATGGTAAGTCTGGTAACATGCAACTACCTAAAGAGTGCGTTTATTGTCGACACAAATTTGAATGTCACAAAGATGCTAACGAGGGTAAAGGCTTAAGAGTTTTTAAATATTCAAACGGTAATAGGTATCTAACTCAGACACCTAAAGCACCTAACGTTATTGAGGTAACACAAATATGAGAGGAGTAAAAGCAAAACAACTAAGAAGAAGATCAGAAGAGTTACTTGTTGAGTGGTTAAGAACAATGGTACCTGAAGGTGAAGATACCTCTAAGATAAACAGAAAGAATATAAAAGAATTTTTACCTGAGCAAACACATATCTTTGCTAACAATAAATTTTTACTTAGTGCGTATAGTTTAAAATGGTTTTACAAACAAGTTAAACGTAATCCACAACTAACGCTAGGAGAACTTAATGCCTAAGAGAGTACCTAGAAAACCTAGACCTAAAAAGATTAATGTTCCCAAAGGATATGACAGTGCATGGGAGTATGACATTCATCAAACTATTCTTAAAGATTGGAAACATCATTGGGATAGAATAGAATATGTCATACAACATAAATACGAGCCTGACTTTGTAAAGAAGATAGACGGTAAAACAATTTTACTTGAAGCAAAGGGCAGGTTCTGGGACCATGCTGAGTACAGTAAGTACATACATATCAGAGAAGCCTTACCCTTAACCACTGAGTTAGTATTTTTATTTCAAAAACCTTACGCCCCTATGCCGGGAGCTAAGATAAGGAAGAGCGGAACCAAACGCACACATGCTGAGTGGGCGGAAACAAATAACTTTAGGTGGTATAGTGAAGATACTTTACCAGACGAATGGAGAAACAATGAACTATAAATTTAATGAAGATCAATTACTATCTGAACTTAAAGCTTATGTAGATGCTACATACAGCGAACACTATGCCTCTGATAAGTACCAAGCAACAGATGTTATCATTGATGCTGGACACGGTGAAGGATTTACACTTGGAAACATTATGAAGTACGCTAAACGCTATGGAAACAAGGACGGAAAGAACAGAAAAGACTTGCTAAAGATACTGCATTATGGTATAATAATGCTTAACATACACGACACAGAGAACTCATAATGGTTGAAGATAAAGTAGGTATCAAGGAATATCTTGGTATAAAAATTAATTACAGTAACGAAAAGAATTTAGATAAGTTCAGCCTTGATACACTTAAGGATAGATACTTATGGGAGAATGAAACACATGCACAAGAAGCGTTCGCAAGAGCCTCCGTCTTCGGAGCCACCTACAAAGGTGTCACAGATTTTGAATTGGCTCAGAGACTTTATCACTACAGCTCCGCATGTTGGTTCGGCTTTAGCACTCCTAT